ATTAAACAGCCAAGAAATAACTAACGAAGAAGCGGATGAGATACGTAAGGTGGTAGGAGGAGCTGCTACAGACGTAACAGCAGACGTAACAGAAGGCGTAACAAAAGAAGAAGCAACACCTTTTGAATATGCTACTAGGTTTAAGAATCTAGCTCCGGTTGCAACAGTACAAGACGGCATTGCAGTAAAGGAAATAAGAGCATCTGAAGGAGCGGATTCTGAGACAGTTGCTAAGAACGAAAAACGTCTTGGTGTAGGGCATGATAAGGCAGCTACGTACTTTAATAAGTTTGACAGGATAGAAGACGCTGTTGAAGCCATAGCTTTTGACTACGCTGATAAAGAAGTTGGTGGGGGGACAATATATAAAAGCGTTAAGGATAGTGAAAAGGACGATTCTAAACTACCTAGTAAAGCAACATCTCCAGAAGAAAAAGCTTTTATGGCGGGGACAGGAGGAGCTAACGCTGAAGCTGCATACAACTGGATTCAGAATAGTACTATGTCTGATGCTCAAGGGGGTATTAAAGAGGTAGCAAAAAATACTTTTGAAAATTACAAAACTAAAATAATCGAACAGAAAAAGTCAAAAGTTGAATCTACAACCGCAGGGAAACTTAAAGAAAAAAGAAAGAAACTAAAAACTGACTATATAGCAGGTGATGCTTCTGTAAAGGATGTCTACGCGGAGTTCTCAGAGGAAGAAGTAACTAAGTTAGAAAAGCAGCGTAAGCAATTTGAAGTAAAAGAAGCAGCGGAAGAAAAGGCTAAGGAGAAAAAAGATAAGGTACTTACCGCTAGTGCAGTAACTACTGTACCTATTACGGATGTCGATACAGGGGATACTTCTTCTATAGGTAAACTCCGAAATGCTGCAGAAGAAATACAAAGAGGAATAGCTGCTCAGGTAGCGCGTGAAAGATCGTTTCTACCAGATGCAGACAGAAAACAACTCAATACATTAGAAACTGAGATACAAGAGCTTAAAACACAACAGAGTAAAGAGGGAGGATTAGATTCTAAAACCTTGGCTCAGTTGAAAGGGAAAGAAGGCAGAGCAAAAATAATACGGGGAAAAGCTTACGATAAAGCTAAAAAAACAGATGATATATTGGAAGCAGAGGGGAGAAGGATCTATGGAGAACGCGCTGAACAAAAGGATTTAGAAGAATCGTATGGGGAAATAGGGCGTATATCTAGCAAAGAAGAGAAGCTGATAAGAAAGCAGCAGGCAAAGCAGAGGTATGGAAAAGCCCTGCCTAGTGAGGCTCTGTCTGAACTTGCCCAACCTGTAAGCTCTACTACCAACGAAGCACTAACTAGTAACGACCTAGAAGGTGCGTTAAATAGCATAAGTACAGATAGCGCCGATAAAAGAATAAAGAACCTTGCTAAAAAGTTTGCCCCCCTATCTTCAGGCACCAAAGTAGAAATCGTAAAGGGTTTAAAAAACCCCCGCGATAATACGCCCCTTGCTGGACTATTTGACCCGAAGACAAACACCATACAACTAGACAGTGTAGACGGATTAAATACTCACGCAATAATACATGAGGTATCCCATGCTTTGGGTAGTGCTGAACTGGCTAAAACGAGTAGTGCCTTTACTAAGAAAATAACCGCTTTATATAAAAATACTAAAGACTTGTTAGGTAACGCTTACGGAGCTAAAAGCCCAGATGAGTTCTTTTCAGAAGCAATGGGTAATGAACAATTTAGAATGGAGCTTGCGCGTCTAAACCCGAAGGGTAGTCCTAAAAGTGCGCTTACAATGTTTATAGATGCAGTTAGGACATTCTTGAGTAGTAAACTCGGGTTAAAATTTATGGGTCAATCCTCTTCCGCGCTTAGTGAGGTAGATGCACTGGTAGATAGCATCATATCCCCTGCCCCAATGAGTAGAAATGCAGAAGTGCTGGCTATGAGCAGTGATGTTCGTGGTGTGGAAAGGGTAATGGGATGGGTAGGGAACACATGGAAATCCATGAAAGGCCCCCCTACTGAAGCACAGAATCGAACCTTTGTAGACGGGGCACTACAGTTTGTTGAGGATAGCACACGTGCGATAGGGCAAACTTTCTATGGAACGATTGACCTCCTCGGTATTGTAGAACTATCGAAAAAGTACTTTGGGGATATTGGTAGTGGGTTCGCTACTGTTGCGCATGTGCAGCGGGGGGATATGCAAGCGTCTGACGCACGCGCAGATGTTGTTGGGAACATGCTTATCCGGTTCAGAGATAAGATTGGGGAAACTAAGTTTACGCGGTTCTCGGATCTTATTTACAGCCTAGAGTATGGAGCTACTATACATCAGATAGATCCTTTACTTAACGAGAAAGAAGCGAGACTTAAATACGACGCAGAAAAGTTCGCCCTATGGAAAGAGCTAAAGGAACATTGGAACACCCTATATAAAGAAACAGACAAGGAAAGCGAACGAGCCTATAAGATCCTACGTAATTTTTACAAACGGCAGTATAAAGACTTAAAAGATACGTTGTATAACAGGGTTAAGAACATTGCGAGTGCTGGAGAACTACAGACATTAAACGCTAAGGTTTTCGATGTCTTGTTTGCAGATAGTGTCTTGGATGTCTACTTCCCTCTAGCTCGTAAGGGGCGGTTCAAAGTTGAGTACACCATAGACGTAAACCCTGATAAGCCATTAGGTAGCGGCTACCATATGGAGATGGTCAACACCAGAGCCGAAGCGGAACGTTTAGCGGTAGAGTTAAAAGAAAAGTATGGGCTTGATGATGATCAGAGGCCCAAAGTAATTGATACCCATGACGAGATCAACAGGGGCACCCAATCAGCACCTATAGCTGCTATTGAAGAGATTCTTAGGAAGACAGACGAAAAGTTAGGGGCAAGTAAGCAACTATCTAAAGAAGAAATGACTATCCGGGAAGAAGTTAGAAGCAAGATAGTAGAAGTATTTGTAGATAGTCTTCCAGAAACTAGTTTTGCTAAGTCTCTTGGTAAAAGAAACTACACTCCGGGGTATGAATCAGATCCTCTCTTTGCACTCCAAACAAAAGGGTATGACTTAGGACGACAGATTGTTCGTATACAGAACACTAAAAAAGTTAACGACCTAGAAAATAAATTAGTAGAAGCCTACAAGACTAAAAGGGATACTCTGGGTAAATCAGGGTCTATGCTATACAAAGAGTTAATGTTACGTGCTTCCTATATACGTAACCCTCCAGCAGATCTGTTTTGGCAGACGATGAAGCAAGGGGCGTTTATTTACACCATAGGGTTTAACGCTTCTTCAGCCATAGTTAACCTATCGCAGATACCATTATTTACACTCCCTTACCTACAGGGGGAGTATCAGAGTCTCCCCGATGCTACCGCTGCTATTTTAAAAGCCTCTGGAATTGTTGGTAGTTCTTTTAGTCAATATGACGTAGGTATAGATAAGTATTACGTTGTTAGCGCTGACGGTACCTACAGCCTTGACACTAAAAAGATGAAAGAAAGAACTAAAGGTATGTCTGCCAAAGATACAAAAAAGGAAGAACAAGAATTCCGTAATCTAGCTACACTAGTTAAAAGGGCCGCAGAGGAAGGTCAATTAACTAAGTCTTTCGTTATGGACGAATTATCGTTACAGAAAGAGGCATTTAAGTCTGGAAGGGAGAGGTCTGGGAATGTATTTAGGCAAACGCTAGATAAAATTACAGGTATTTCTGCGATAGGGTTCAATATAGCAGAGCGTTATAACCGACAGACTACGATGGTAGCCACTTATAACCTAGAACTTAACCGTATCAGCGGGGGCAAGGACAGGTTTACCTTCACTGAAGAACAACTAAACGCTGCTGCAGATAAAGCGTTCTATGTAACCCAAGAGACCAACGGAGGAGCTTTCAGAGAGGTTGGGCCAAGACTCTCTCAGTCAGGGTGGAAAAGTGTAGCCCTTATGTACAAGATGTACGGCTTTCGTATGTACCAGACCATGATTAAGGCTGGTATTATTATGGTGAAGGGGACAACTTTTTCCTCTGATCCGAAAGAAAATGCCCGTTTAAGGAGTATAGCTACTAGGCAGGTGGTAGGGTGGCACCTCTCATCACTGTTCTTCGCGGGGGTATACGGTATACCTCTGTACGGTGCAGTTAGTATGGCTATTGACCTGTTCCTTGACGATGAACGAGATGATGTAGACAACATAGTACGTAAGTATATTGATGAACTAGCCTTTAAGGGTGTTGTAAACGAGATAACTAACGCAGACGTAGCTTCTAGGATTCGTCTTAGTGGGTTAATCATACAAAGTAACAGGTACAACAGTAACGCTTCGGCGGAAGAAACGATAGGTTTCTACATGGGTGGCCCTGCGATAAGCACCGCTAAACGGTTTGGGCGGGGGGTTGCATCACTTTTGGAAGGGGACATAGAAAAAGGTATAGAGAGTATGCTCCCCGCAGGTATTGCAAACGCTTATAAAGCCTCCCCTATAGGGCGGGTCTATAGAGAGGGGTATGAAACAAAGCGCGGAGATCCAATATACGATGACGTAACCTCTGGGGAGTTGGTCGGGCAGTTTTTTGGGTTCGCCCCGTTGGAGTACACACGGCGTATTGAAGAGAACATGAACGCTAAAAACGTTGAAGGGGCTATAAAGCAGAGAAAGACCAAGTTACTTAAAAGGTTGTACATAGGTATACGGACGAAGAATTCAGCCGAAAAAGCCGAGGCAATGCAGGAGATACGAGCGTTCAATAAAAGACATCCCCGATATAGAATAAGTTCTACATCTATTACGCGGTCTCTAGAAGCACACAAAAGAACGAGTGCTACTATGCACAACGGAGTGGTACTATCTCCCGCCATGCGTTCCCTGCTACAGCAGGCTAGGGAAGGGCAGTAAAAACCTTATAAGGGCTAGATAGTTCTCCAAACGCGAACCCCCAATTTCCCGTTCTCTATACGTACTCTTATTACATGCCGCCACATTTTATGACGGAAGAGATCTTTTATCTGTTTTTTAGCCTCTACCGTGTTAACACAAGGTATGAATACAGAAGTACCTATGTCCATATCTGCCCAAGCTACAATTACCCGCACCCCGTCAGGGCTTAGATCATCATCCCGAAGTACTGTCCTCTGTATTGACATCTTCCTCACCCGTACTGAACTTCATAACTAGTACATCTGCGGGAGGTAAGGCCAATTTAGTCCCTTTAGATAGGCGTACCTTCGCGTACCTTCCTTCACAGGTTAATTTTATCTGGGACACTAGGTGATTGTAGTTTATCTGCTGTTCCCCACACCACCTCTTCAGTATCTTAGGTACAACATAAAACTTTTGAGTATCTGTTTCGTACCTAGCTACCAATTTCCCTCTAGCTATAGACTCTGGCATAGCCAAAACATCCATACCGTTACCTTGCAGTTTTCGGTTATCCTGAGTGCTTTCTATCTGTAAGATATTGCTTATATGTTCTGTGAAGAAGCCGTTCATAATGTCGAACACAGAAGCTTCAATAGCTATAGCCGCATTCTTATTCTGTGGGAGAAGTACGGTTAATGCCCACTTAAACACCTTACCTACATCGTATCCTAAGAGTCCAAGTTTCTTAGCTATCATCAACCCTGCTAACGTATAACTAATCTGGGCTGACCAAAAACGGTTGGGGGCTTTTAGATTACCTTGAGCATCAACATGCTTCTGTATCGTAGCACATAGCTTTCGCACCTCTTCTTGGTTGTTCATAATGTACTGTACAAACACTGGCCCTGCGTGCCCGTAGTTATCTTGTAAAGCTTTCTCAAAGTCATCAGTTTCTTTCTTCGAGGTGAACATATGCTTAATGTCGGGGACGTAACATTCTAGTACTCTTTGCGCTTCCGCTTTGGGGGAAGTCTTCGCTAGGCATACAAGTTCTATAATGCTTGTGTTACCTGTCGTTAAAGCCATGAGTCGCCACGGTCTACCCCTAGATCTTTCAACGTTAGAGCTACTAGACATACGGTTCTTTTGCCTACCTGCAGTAAACATATATAGTAGGTCAGAAGCTAAGGCAGGTTTAAGGTTGGTTATTTCGTCAATGCACCAAGGTATACTATGGTAAAGTTCTCCTCTGTTCATTTTACTGTTTGTAGTATCGTCTTTAGCTAAAACAAGTTCCTCTGGGTTCCCCCAAATGCTAGTAGCTGCGAACATAGCTGTTGTCTTAGCTACCCCAGAATCTTTGTTATGCAGGTGCATTGCGCTACATTTAACATTAGCAAACTCCATAAGAGCTGACCCAAAACCCACCCCCACAACATACTGATACAACTCAAACCCGTCCCTGTTCCAGAATGATAGGGCGTTCTGCCACCCCTCCATAGTGCCCTTGGGTTCAAATGCAGAGAACAACCCTACAGTGGGCGTAGTCGGGGCGTTAAATCCAATACTATCGGGAAGTATTTTTTGATTGCCTAAGATGAAAGAGTCTAATCTGTCGTTAGCCCAACCAAACTGGCGATGAGCTTCGTCTGCTGTAGCGTTGGCCTGTAGCTCGTTTATCCAAGTTGTTGTGTAGGTCATTAGTTCGTCCATTTTCATTAAAGCTACCCCTTGTGCGGATAGCGCCTTACGAAACTCTTCCCTAGAGGTTACCGCACTAAGAGGGAGTGTAAATTCTTTTACCCCGTCTTTCGGAAGATGCAGCCGCATGACCGCTGATTCCCCCAATTCCACATCTGTAATCCTTTGTATAACATATAAGTCATTATGGTAAATTTGCTTCTCGTCTATATCCCCATCTGCATTGCTAATACGCATGTATACGCCCCCATTGGCCCCCCTAAAGTAGGGGTAGGGGTATTTAGGGATGCCATAAACATCCGCTCCTAAATCTTCTAAAGATTCTAGGTCGTAAGTTCCTTCTTGGGAACTGGTTTCGGCCTCTTTGAACTTACTTCCAAGGACTATAGGGGATTTAACCTTCCCCCAGTTTGGGCAGTCGGGGCAAACCCCTACGTTAAGTTCATCAAATTTGGCGCATGTGTACGGCCCCTTTATAGGGCCAAACTTAGTATCAGTGTCCTCTTGTGAATAATCTGGATGTTGTTTAGATAGTTTATGTGCTGCAGCATCCCCATCTACGCAAAATCGGGCAATGGAAAGCCCTGCTCTCCACATAGGTTCACTAGTATTCTTTTGATCTGTAGCGACTAGCTTTAGTTGTTCGCAGCCTTTCCCTAGCTTGGTCTTTTTAAGTATGCCTAAGAAAGATGATTCTCTGTTACCTAACAACGCATCCATAACAGCGTTGGTATTTTTACCTGCGTGCGTGGATCTAGTGGGTATTGGTATAAACTCAGTGCCTAGCAATCTGGCGAAGTCATCGAATTGACTTATCTGGTGCCCCCCGTTACCTAACAAAGTTACCTTAGAGGGAGGGTCTGTCTTATAGTTGTGTGTAAGCGGTACACGCAGCACTCTAGCAATATCGGAGGTTACTGCGGGATCAGCATAGAATTTATGAGTAGCACACAGCGCTTTCAATCTCTCGGCTACAACTATCCAATCGTCTGCAATTATATCTTCAGACAAAGGCCAGTAGACATGTATACCTCTACCCGAATCTACAACTATCGGTCTAGGTAGTTGTAAGGCCCCACAAAACTTCTGTAGTGCTGTTAAAGCTTCTATTTTAGTCGGGTAATCTTTGCTAGGGCCACAATCAATGTCGAGAAAGAAGCTACGCATATACTTAGCGTTAATTGCTTTCCGTGACCCCTCTTCCTCAAAAGTAGCTAGCGCAAAGTATGTATCATATCCTTTACTATCTAGTTCTAGTGCTTTTGCCCCGAGAACTTCTATATCGCTATAAAACTTCTGCACCCTTTTCGATTGGGCTGCATTTGCGGCGAAGATACAGTAGTGTCCTGTACCCCCCAATACCGCTTTTAAAAAAGTATCGGTTTCCATAGTACACCTGCGGTAAGGTGCTACAGCTAGGGGGCGACATAACGTATCCCTCTCCCCACTCAAAAGGGGAAAATAGGGAGTGGGTTCCTGTCAGGAGAATTCCCTAACTGTAGCGAACTTTAATGGCGCTGCTAACTATTGCGCCCAATCATCAATGATAGAATCTAGATCATCATCTATATCATTTTTGACTTCAGGTGTTGCCTTTTTCTTACTAGCAGTTTTCTTAGGTTCCTCCTCCCATTCAGTGTCCTCATCGTCTGAGAGCTTTTCGGAGGCAGCTACAGGCTCTTGGAATGGGCTTGCGTCTTCAATGGTATACCCTTCAACTTTATCAAAAGGAGATGCTGACTGCTGCATCGGTGCAAGCTTGGTAACTTGTAGGGCATTCAAACGTAAAGAAGCACCATTCCCATTAAGGTTATAGGGTACTAGGGTCACCATTGCGTTAACTACGCTACCTCTAGTTAGCCGAAAATCACTAGATAACCTATTGTTATCTGCATCGAATTGCCGAACCGCAGTGTCTTTATCGTAGCACCTCAGTTTAGTTTTTACGTGGAAGATAGCATCTTTATCCGCAAGCGTGCCTTCTATTAGCTTGAAGTTGTCTTTGAATTTAGGCCAACCACCCTCTTTCTTAGCTTCGTATGCTTCTAACATAGCCTTACGTAGCGGTAGTGCTTTTTCATAAGGTACAACTAAACTCACCGTAAATGCTGCGTTCTCTGCATTCCATTCACAAGGTGCAGAACTGTTTTTTTCGTTTGACCAATTGTAAGGTTGGTCTAGTCTTGGGTAAATTACTTCTACCCCACTAAGGACTGCTGTGTACTGTTTTACTTCTTGCATGGCGTTCTCCATTGTCAGCCAGTTATTTTGAATCCCTCTGTTTTTTCAAACGGGGAGAAGTTTTCTTTCCCCCTAGTAAAGTCTAGGGTTATTGCTTTTATTGTATCTGGGTGATTAATCATACCCGCTACAATTTCTATTTTAGACGCTTCCAAAGATTTTGTAGGCGTAAAAAATAACTTTGGCATAATACTGTCTTCGTCAAAGCACACCTTAGTGTACACGTTAGTCGATAAAGTATTATGCTTGTTCAAAAACCTAGCGTATTCCTGCAGGGGCATAAGGTTACCTACACCCCTACCGAATATACTGTTTGCAGGTACATGTAGTTGGTAGCTTTTTTCTAAGTTGTCGGGGAAAGCTATCGCTAAGTTCTGTGAAAACCTGCAACTCCTGCCCCCTCCAACCGCACTGCCACGTATATTATGGCGGCAGTCCATGCACTGTTTAGACTGCATCTCGGGTACATCTGCGTTAGGGTATTGAGTATCTGCAGACCAACAAACCGGAGCTTGAGGGACGTTAGAGTCGAAAGACCCAGAGTAGTAGGCACGTTGTATTTTAGCGGCATTAACAATCACCACAGTAATAGCGTGTACCTGTTCTTCGGTATCGAACCTAAAAACTTTGTCCCTGATACTTACCCTATGCATCAATAGTCTTCATCGAAATCGTCAAGCGCAGCTATGCCTAAACCACTATCTGAATCAGCTAGTTCTCCCTGCCATGTGGGTGCATCATCCGATCCCCCAGCAATTGCCGATGAGCCTCCACGTAAAGCCTCTGTCATGGCTGCTACGTCAAACCTATACGTCCTGCCAGCCTTTATATAAGTGTCTCTGGGGATCTTACCCTCCCGAAGCCACTTCCTTATTGTAGATACGCTGACTGCAAATTCTTTAGCTACGGCACTTATTTTTACATATTCTTGTTTCATACTAACCTCGGGGTTTCTGTACAGTAATTGTGTACACCGCGTCTGACTGCAATCCGATAGGGATGTCCTCGTACCCACTACTCTCAAGGAACTCCACCAGATTCTTCTGACTGATTCGTTTTTGCAGGACATCAGGTATTTTGTTAGTTAGAACCCATTTATGGAATTCTTCCCAATCAGTACACCAATAACTGACTTTTTTCTTCCTGTAAAAAGTTCCTTCCACAGTTTTAACAGAAGTAACATCGTTCTCTGCACAGTGCTGCAGCAGTTTTGAATTTATCTTCTCCTGCTTACTGGCAAGTACCTCATCGTTATCCTCAAAAGCAGTTTTAAGTTCGCTACGAGCCTCTCTCAGAGCGCGGTATGCCTTTACAAGCTTGGGTAAGCTTGCATTTTGTGTGTCCATCTGTTTCTCCTCGCACCCGATAACCGGGGAAAGCAAACTTTAGTTACTATTTGTAGCTTAGTCAAGTATATCTTTGTATAAATCAACTATTTTTGTGTGTACGTTAATTCTATTATCGAGTAGTGAGTATATACGCCTCTCTACATCAGAACTTTGTAATTGCACTACCGTACATTTATGGTCTTGTCCTGATCTATGTACCCTAGCATTGGCTTGCAGGTAGGTCTCTAGCGAACTAGTTGGCCCCCACCACACCACTGTATTTGCCGCTGTTAGCGTAACGCCATGCGCTGCAGCTTGGGGTTGGATAACTAGAACTTTCGGGTCAGGCATCGTCTGAAAGCGTCTGAATATATCTGTACGCTTATGTGCAGGAACGTCCCCGCGTACTATTTCAGTAGTGATACCGTCACTCTCTAATTTACCCACCAAAATATCTATGACATGCCTAAACGGGACAAACACTAGTATCTTCTTACTAGATTCGTCTATCACTTCCCTCAGAACTTTGTACCTGTGCTTGATATCAAACTCTAATGCTTCACCGCTATCTGTGTAGACAGCCCCACAGGATATCTGTAGTAGCTTATTCATATTCACCGCAGCGTTGGGTGTGGTTATCTGTTCCCCCGCAGCTTGAATAACCATTTTTTCTTTTAACTGTTTGTAATATTTTTTCTGCTGGCGGGTCATTTCAACCTCCCGCTTCGTGTACACCATCTCAGGTAGATCAAGACACTCTTCTTTTGTAAACCTAATAGCGGGTTGTAGTGCCTTAAATACCGTCTTTACTGCAGACTCTTTTGGTACCCACTTGAATTGCGTAACTTTCACCATCACTTGATCACGAAACGAACTAAAGAATCTAGGTACGGCCTTGGGGTTTATAATTTTAGCAAGTCCGTATGCATCTAGTGGGGACTGTGCTGCAGGGGTACCTGTCATCATCCATACCCATGTCTTAGAGGTGATTAGCCTGTTAAGTACTTTCCAACGCTTAGTCTGTGCATTCTTATAGTGGGTTGCTTCATCAGCTATGATCAAATCAAATCCCCCATTAGCGACTTCATCAGCGACTATTTCTAAGCCGTCATAGTTAATAACTACGTACTCTGCACCCTGCGCTATAATCTTTTTGCGTTTAGTAGCAGAGCCATACGCTACATCTACGGTACGGTGCATAGCAAAAGTAAACAAATCTGCCCTCCACGCAGCCTCCATGATGGATAACGGGCATATGACTAGTACTCGGTTTATGTACCCCCTATCAAGTAGGTAGTCACTCGCCCAGATAGCAGATGCAGTCTTACCTGTACCCTGTTCGTTGAAACAAAAAGCACGTTTATTCAGCGTTAGGAAAGCTGCTGTGCTTTTTTGGTGGTCAAACGGTGCATACCGTCCTGTCCACTCATACTGAGATTGGATTGGGGAAGGTACATCTATGTCTAAGTTTTTAAGAACGTGAACTTCATCTAACCCCCAGTTAACAAGTACTTGGTTATCTTTTAACCGCTTACTCTTGGGGATTATATTAGTAACCCTCTTTGGGTCACGTAGATTTAGTATTACAGCTTTATCTTTTACGATTTGCATGTCTTCTCTCTTTCTAATACGCAACGTATAAACGTGTTAGCCCTGTTACGTCCCACAGATAGGGCTAGGTCTGCATGAACAATGGGCGGGGAAAGGTAAAAAACCGCCAGCTATAGGACTACCCCAATTTTATTTTTAGATGCATCGGGGTGGGCATCTTTTTAGGTAACAGGGGGTCTTGACATGCGCCCACCTCCAGCGCGATTTTTACTGCGTGAGGCGAGTCTCAGCCCGTCTTTATTCTTACCCCCCTTACTGATTGGTTTGGCATGGCTTATGTCCTTGCCACTACGGTTAATACCCTTCTTGTCATAGGCGCGTCTGGCACGTTGCCGTTCCATCCTGCCTTCATGCTCACCTCTTTCCTTTTGCTGTTGGTACTCTTTTTTGTAGGGTCGAGGTTTATTCTTGTACGGCATCTTCTTGCTCCAAGTTGCGCTTCAATCTTTCCAATCTCTGGCTATCTTCCTTCTCGATGCGTTCTATGATGGCTCTAAGTGCGTTTTTGAACAGATTTATTTTCATCGACAAAGAGTAGCCCTCCCATGTGCCCACTGAAAACTTCACCACGGTTTTATTTTCGAATTCCAATCGGTAGTAACCCAGCTTCTTGTCAAGATACATCTGCGCTCCGTGGCCTGTGATGTCGTCAGAAATCTTATTCATATCGGCCCTGAGTTCCCGGTTAAACGCTAACCTCCGCTGATCCCCGTCCCCCTTCTGTGATCCTACAGTTGCCCCTGCCTCGTCAGGAAATAGGTAATCACTCTCCCTGTCAACCATCGGGTGCTTTAGATATTTTTCCGTTTGGAATAAATTGCTAAGGTACATTTAGCTCCTAATCTTCTTCAGTGTGTTCCGCAACTTCAAAAAATAGGTCGTACTTTAACCCTCTACCATCTAAGTACTCAATTAACTCCTCTATTGTCCCTACTTCTTTTTGAGCTTCCTTTATAACCTTCAAAAACTTAGCTTTTAACGCTTCGTCTTCTTTTGGTATCTGCACTACAAATTTCTTATCCATTAGTTTCTTCCGTTATGTACACACTCAAGAACTGCACAGTGGTTCCTACATAAGCCACTGGGGTTTGCATTCCAGACATCTGCCTCAAACGCAGTTTCCATTTGGGTAAACGCACCTATCCATTTATCCCATAAAGTTGTCTGTGATGGTTTTGTGTACTCTGCTTTTATTAGTTCCTTACATACTACGAACAGTAGCCCTGCTTTAATTGTCTCGACTACTGGGAAGTGTTTGAATACAGCAAGGGCCATTAACTCCAACTGCCCCTTATCCGCGTATCGCGTAGACTTTCCGGTTTTGTAATCTATAATCCATGCAAGATGGTTATCAGTATCTAGTATCACTAGGTCAGCGATACCCCTCCACCAAACATCATCTGCATCAAACTCACACGGTTCTAGGGTAGCTGTTAACCCCATCCTGAATTCACATAGTTTCTCGCCTTTGATTGCAATAAGTGAATCTAGACTAGGCTGCACGTACTTAAAAGATTTATGTAGGGGGGTATTATCCTGTACGTATTTTTCTGCAGCTTCATGCATCAACGTCCCGTAACGCATAGCTTCTGTTTCTTTATCTTCGTACTCCTTGAGTACCTTCATATGGTAGAACTGTTTGGGGCATTGCTCAAACGACTTTAGCTTACTGTAAGACCACGGGGCTATACTCATTCTTCTTCCTGTTCTCGCGGGTCAACCCATGCAGATACTACCCTATAGTCCATACCTTGCTTATCGAGT